GCGTAACGGAACTGAAGTTCCTTGCCGGGGTTGCTGTAGAGAGACTGCCAGAGCGACGTTGATTCGAGCGACTGGATAAGTTCAGCCTCTGCGTACTTGTCTACTCCACCGCCGACCGATGCGTCATAGAACGTGACCTGATCGTTGGATGAATCCTCGGATTTGACCATGAATGAAATGCAGTCGTAAGAGAAGTCTTTCCACGAGGGGCTTGCAATCGAACCAGTGTTCAACTGGAACAGTAGGCCGTTGGCTTTGATTCGTGTTGATGGGGTTGTGGGTAATGCCACGATGTCTCCTTAGAGTCGGGTGTTTTGATAAACGGTGAGTGTTGCGGATAGAAACTCGGCATTTTGTACCGACAGTAGGGACGGTGCGGACACAGACCCCACGTAGAAGCCCTGTGCGCCCGATACAGCCGTTAGAACTGCGTCGACAGCATCATCCATAGCCGACGAAACGACCGCGTTAGCGGCGGTCTTGACGATTACGGTAACTTCAAATCCAAGACGGTACTCACCAAAAACTTGTCCAGTGGTGATCCAGTCACCAGCTGGTTGCAAAACTGCCAGGGGTGGGGTGATGCGTTCCGGTACATTTTCGGATGCGCGAATGCCAGCCGACGTGAGTACGGCCAGCAGAGCATCACGCCCGGCACCAATCATGCGAGACCCTGCCCAACATACGGGTAGAGCAACGGGTAGGCCGCAATCATTGGGTCACGTGCCACACGAACCGCTGAACCACCATCAAGCGTTGCAAACTGTGCAATACCATTAGGGGCTGAACGACGGTGGTACAGTTCCGATCCGCATTCAACTTTTGCGCGTGCCAGAACAGTGGCAGGTACGACGACTGCTCCACAAAACTTGTCGACGAGCAGATGTGCCTCGTCCCAGCATGAGGAGACAAACGAGTTGTCGGAGTCAGGTGCTCCAACATACGCTTTCAGAGCGTCGTACACTGCCATGTTCTTTACCTATCCTTAGGCGCGGACGATACCGACGATAGCCGACGGGTACTCGTCTGCAACACAGGTGAACGTGGCGAGCGAGTAAGCGTTCGACAGGTTGATTGCGTTGTCAGTTTCGAGGCGCAGGTTAGCCGACGTGTATTGACGAAGTGCAGCTGAGTTGACGAATGCACACTGTGACTTGTTGACGTTGAGCTGCGAAACGGCGACGACACGGATGCCAGCGAGGTTTCCACCCAGACCAGTCGGGGAGACAGTACCAATGTTGTTGGTTCCGTTTCCGTCAACGAGAAGGACCGGACGACCGTCTCCACCCTGAAGTGCCATAAGTTCTTTGAACGTGACAGTGTCAACAATGAGAAACTCGATGGGAAGTCCGAGCGTAGCAAACTTGACTGCTGCGTCGGTGATTCCTGCAAGCCAGTTGTTGTACGTTGCCGAGGTGGCAATGGTGACCTTGTTGTTGGCAACGATTTGCGCGGCAACGGTGGTCTTGTACTGGGCAATGAGCTCGTCGTTCAACTTGTTACCGAGAGCGATTGCTTGTCCGCGAAGTGACGTGTTGAGGTAGTCAACAGTCGAACGCAGGATGGACTGAATCGACAACTGAATGTAGTTGCCGATCGTCTTTAGCGAGACGTTCTTATTTTCGAGCTGAACCTCGTAGTAACCCAAGTCGTCACCCTCGGCGGCCTGTGCGGCAGTGCCATCGGTGATTCCCTTGAGTTGTGCGAAGTAGATTGCCATTCCGTCGGCAGGAGTCACACCAGTCGAGAACACCTGGCGCAGAGGCGCAGCGTTTTCAATGATACGAGTCAAGTCGAAGTCAATGGGTGTAACGACCGAGTCACCAGTGTTTGCACCGGTGTAAGCACGCTCGTACATGCGGATGGCGTTGTCGTCACCCTTTGCAAGAGCCTGCATGAACTCGCCAGCCGAGCGACGGTCTGCGACCGGGGTGCTTTCGGATGACTTGAGGACAACCAGCTCGCGCTGCATGACCTCTACTGCTTCTCGAACCTCGGCGAGTTCGGAAGAGTCGGGAGTGGTTTCTTCAGGATCCACGATTTCTCCTTTGTTTTCAGCCGGGGTCGGGACATCCGATTCCGGTTCGTCACGTACTGCTGTGACACTTGCACCCTCGTACCATGGGAATGGGACGAGAGAAACTTCACGCACGAGTGCATCAGTTACCTGACGGACACCGTCGATAACCTGTGCGTCGCGCATAACAAAACCGACAGACATTTTGTTGATAACACCGTCTTTGAGCAGAGTGTGAACATCTTGCCCAAGTGCGGTGTCCGAGATAGTGGCGCGAACCATGAAACCTGCATCGGTTTGTTCACCGGCAACAATTTTGCCAATCGGTTCTTTGTGCTGCCAAAACAGTTTGGCTTCAGAGTCAAGCGTGACTGCGCCACGTTGAAACACTTCACCGTTAGATTCTTGACCGTAAGGGACGGCCATTCCAGTTACTTCGCGTGTGGCCGGGTCAAACCGGACATCCATTTCGCGAATCTCAAGCGAGTCCTGCATCGGGTACTCCATTCGGGTTGAGAGGCGGTAAGTCCTCAAGTTCGCGCACTTCATCAACTGTCATCCACCCTGCGGCGATAGCAATTTGGTGTGCTTGGTAGCGAGTAAGCGTGTCAGAGCGAAGCAAAGAATCCGTGTTGATCTCAACCTCGACACCGCGAGCTGCGAGCTGTGACATTGCCGACTCAATTTCGACAATGTATTGCGACAACGTGTAACGAACAAACGCGATCTGTTCTTGTTCCATGTTCGTATAAGTCATGGAATTACCGTCAACGGATGCCAGCAACATGTTTGCCGGGACCCCAAACAAACGCGCAACCTGTTGCACGTTGAATGACTGCGCCTCAATGAACTGTGCGTCGCGTGGGTTGAGATACATCGGCTGGTAGTTCAGACCGTTGCCGAGGACCGCAACACCATTCTTAGCACCAGCGGTCGCGTTCCACGCATCCTTAGCCGACTTAGCCTGGTCAGGGGATAGCATCTGGTCAGACTTGAGAACACCATTCGGGATACCAGAATCAGTGAACCACGTAGCCGCGTAGTCCCGAGTGTCCCGAGCGTTCATCAGTTCCTGTTGCGCGGCCTGAATGGGCCCTAGACCATATGCGTTGCCAGGTACGCGCATCAGTGCCAGATGCTGAATCTCATTGAGTGAATACTCTTTCGTGCCACGGTACTGATACCCCAGCACGTTGCCGTATTCGTCAGTTTTGATAAACATGTTGAAAGGGTTGAGGACACGCAGGTTCACGGTTTCGCCTCTAGGGTTGCGTGAGATTTCCCAGTAAGCGTTACCAGCGAGAGCCAACGAGTTGACCGTGGACTCCATCCACGTTTCACGTGTAACTGCCGCATCTGGCTGACGGATCCACAAAGGTGTCGGGGTGACCTTGATATCCTCACGGTATGCGTGAATGCCCATCTGTTTCATCGCCGTAGCGAGAACAGTAACGGCTCGGTATACACTTCCGAGGCTAAGCGCGTCGTTTGTGGTCACACCCGACGAAGCGAACTTGGGTTGCATGACAATCGCACTAGAGCGTTCCTCAAGTGCGCTTCTGCGCGTGAATCCTAGATAATCAAGTAATCCCATTACTACATATTGTGTCACAAATCAAGTGAGACCACAACATATAGTATTTGGCGTGTTGTTACTGGCAACTATCGCACTGCAAGAGATCCATCGGGTCCATCGGTACTGCGTAACCGTCTACTGTGTCTTTTTCCATAGACCTATCAGAATACTTGCAACGATTGTTCTCGTAAAGTATCCGCGCCGAATGTTGCCAACAATGTTGCCATTACAGCATCGATTTCGACTGCCGAGTCACGCCTGGAGACTCGGAATCCCTCACCAACCATTTTGCGAACGGTACGCGGAATCTGAATTGATAGCAACGGGTCGCCACCATGTTGGAGAGTCTTGCGTGCCAGTCGCGCATAGAACATGGATGAAGCGTTGACAATGTCTCCCAATGTGGCTGTCTCGGCAGGGTAACCGCGAGCTTTGAGTTCTTTGTGTAGATCGCGCAGCGTGTAACCGTCAACAATTATGGCGCGAGGGTTGTGCGACATCAACTGACCACAAACAAATATCAACTGCTCAAGTGACGGCTTATTGATCGAGGCCACAAGTTCCGTATAGATAACATCATCAACCTTGACCGACACTGCGACGGTCGCGTGTGCCCAGTCAGGTGTCCGGTCAATCGCAAACACAAACTCACCCTGGGGCATAGCCTCACCAAACGGTCGCTCACACTTCTGCCACAACTCCGCAGGGATAAACGTCTTGGTACCCGATTGGATAAACCTATTGAGTCGGTAGCGAATGATGTCATCTTTAGGCAGCGCACGAACATCGTCGAGCAACAATTTAGGATCTATACGGCCTGACTGTAACGCAGGGTTAGCCTCCATTAGTAGCCCAATTAGTTCGTCGTCGTCGTCCGGCACGATTGCCTCTGAAGCCTCCCAAATCCATGCCCCGAAACGCGGCAGGTCGCCTGCTATCGCTTTATCAGCGTTCGCATAAAGTCTCGTAAGTAGTTCAGAGTTTTCATCACCTGCGGTCGTGATTCCAACCAGCAAAGTATCCGGCCTCGCACCAGTACCACTTGCAAGTGCGTCCCAGACTTTAGCTTCAACAAGATGAACTT